AATTTCAGAAGAAGAATACTCTGAACAAAAAGATAGAATGATGCAAGGTTTGATACCAAGCATGAATGACCTTGGTGCAGTTCATGCAGCACAACAAACTGTTAAGAAATGGGGAAGTGAAGAATAATGAGTGAAGAAAGAGAATATTTTCTAGGAGCACGAATTGATGAACCAGCCGATAATTTTGATGAGTTTAAAAACAGTGATCCATTTAATAAAAATTGGTCAGAGTTAAAATCTTTAAATGGTCTTGATAATAATTTTAGACGTAGAACAAATAGACTTGTAAAGGCAGAACCATCTGCTGGATATTTAGATAGTGCATTAGTCCAATCTTCTGGAATAGATGGGGCTAAATCAAAAGAGATAAATCCAGGTACGGTTTACCATAATGGATATGGAATGTTTGATGTTATTACACCACCTTGGAATGTTTATCAATTAGCAAATTTTTATGATACTTCTTTTGCTAATCATGCTGCAATTGATGCTAAAGTAGAAAACATTGTTGGTTTAGGATATAAGTTTGAGGTGTCTCCAAGAACAATGTTAAAATTAGAATCTTCTTCTGATGCAGATGCAGTAGGTCGTGCTCGTAATAGAATAGAACGTGCAAAAATTGAATTAACTGATTGGCTAGAAGGTTTAAATGATGAAGATAGTTTTACAACTACAATGGAAAAAATATTTACAGATGTTCAGGCAATTGGTAATGGATATATGGAAGTTGGTAGAACCGTTAAAGGTGAAATAGGATATATCGGACATATCCCAGCAACCACAATGCGTGTTCGTAGACTTCGTGATGGTTTTGTTCAAATTATTGGACATAAGGTAGTTTACTTTAGAAATTTTGGAGCAAAAAATCCTAACCCAATTACTTCAGACCCAAGACCAAATGAAATTATTCATTTTAAACAATATTCTCCATTAAATACATTTTATGGAGTTCCAGATATTATGTCTGCAATCACATCTTTACAAGGTGATCAGTTGGCATCACAATACAACATTGACTACTTCTCTAATAAGGCTGTACCAAGATATGTCGTAACTCTAAAGGGTGCTAGATTATCAGCAGATGCAGAAGATAAGATGTTTAGATTTTTACAAACAGGATTAAAAGGACAGTCACATAGAACTTTATACATACCTCTTCCTGGCGATAGCGATGGAAACAAGGTTGAGTTCAAAATGGAGCCAATTGAAAATGGCATACAGGACGGATCATTTAAAGAATATCGTAAGCAAAATAGAGATGATATTCTAATTGCACATCAAGTTCCTTTGTCAAAACTTGGTGGAGGAGATTCTGCTGCAATTGCTGCTGCTTTGGCTCAAGATAGAACATTTAAAGAACAGGTTGCTAGACCAGCACAAAAACAATTAGAAAAGCAGATTAATAAAATTGTTCGTGAACAAACGGATATTTTAGAACTTAAATTTAATGAGTTAACCCTTACAGATGAAATTGCTCAATCTCAGATATTAGAAAGATATGTAAAAACTCAGGTTATGTTGCCAAATGAGGCTCGTCAAATTTTGGGTTTACCTCAAAGAGATGGTGGGGATGAGCCATTACAAATGAAGCCACAAGATGCTGCTAATGCAACAGCAAATAGACAACGAGACTCCGAAAGACTAAATAATCAATCTGACGGGGCTGCTACAATTTCTGGACGGAATCCAAAAGGTGAGGGACGATCATCTCAATAAATGAGATATCATAAAAAAAGCCTCTATAATATATACTAGTATGACTATATCTAAAGCCCATTGGAATACAGAGGGCGAAAATATTCGCCTTTCAATGCCTTTTAGCAAGGTAGATAAAGAGAGACGTACAGTCTCAGGATTTGCCACACTCGATAACGTTGATAAACAAAATGATATAGTAACAACAGATGCTAGTTTAAAAGCATTTAAAAAATTCCGTGGCAATATTAGAGAAATGCATCAACCATCTGCTGTCGGCAAAATGGTTTCATTCAAAGAAGATAAATACTATGATGATGATTCAGAAAAGATGTATAGCGGTGTTGTTGTTTCTGCTTATATTTCCAAAGGTGCACAAGATGCATGGGAAAAGGTTTTAGACGGTACATATACTGGTTTTTCAATTGGCGGAAGAATGAATAAGTGGGACGATGCTTATGATGAGAAGATGGATAAGCAAATTAGAATTATTAAAGATTATGATTTAGTAGAACTTTCATTAGTGGATAGTCCAGCAAATCAATTTGCGAATATTATTTCTGTAGAAAAAGTAGACGGTGTAGATATTGTTAAGGGTGCAGATACTGTAATTGAAAATGTTTTTTGGGATAAAGATTCTGGAATTGTAATGGTTTCTGAGAATGAATCAGAAGTTAGTCCAACCACAGGTAGCGTAATGCAAAATATAGGTTTCGTTGAAAAAACAGACAACGAAAAAACAACAATGATAAAGTTCTTAGTAGATAGTGCTAAAGGCATTAAAACTTCTAAGATTAACAAGGAGGCAAGTCCTATGGCAGAAACAACAAAAGTAGAAGTTGAAAAAACTGATGCAGTAGTTGAAAATGTTGAGGTCGCTCCACAGGCAGATGCCGTAGTTGAAACAACTGAAGTTGCTAAGGCAGAAGAGGCCCCAGCAGTTGAAGAAGTTGTAAAGGCTGAAGAAGCCACAACTCCTGAAGTTGCTAAGGCTGAAGAAGCACCAGCAGCAGAAGTTGTTGAAACAACTGCAGAAGTATCTAAAACTGATGATGTAGTTGCAGAGTCAATTACAGAAATTAAAAATACTCTTACATCAGCCTTTAGCGATCTAGTAGCAACTGTTAAGTCTCTACAAGAGCAAGTTGCAACAGTAAGCAAGTCCTTAGATTCTGTAAAATCAGAAGTACAGAGTGCAAAGGACGAATTTAATGAGTTTGGTAAGCGTGTAGATGCTGTAGAGGCAGATACTGCTTTCCGAAAGTCTGGAGATCTCGGAGAGATTATTCAGGAAGAACCAGCAATGGTTCAAAAATCCTTATGGGGCGGACGTTTCCTCAAAACAGCCGATCTATTTAGATAAAAATCACTTAGGAGGTGACAATATGTCGGAAGAGATTAAGAAAAATCAACCAGGTTCTGCAGGTTCCGCTGACGGTTTATACCAAGGTCAGGGAGGCTTCGCATCTGGTGGAGTTGGTGGTGTAACTAACCCAGGTGCAGATACACTTGGAAACATCCCAACAGCAAACTTTGGTGTTACAACTGGTCCTAATGCCGTAAATCCTTCGGGTGATGCTGCAAGTGGAATTTTACGTCCTGAGCAGGCACGTCGTTTCATTGATTACGGATGGCATGCTACCGTTCTTGCACAAGACGGACGTCGTGTAACAATGAGAGCAAACACCATGGAACTTGAAAAAGTTAACGTTGGTGAGCGTGTAATCCGTGCTGCTGCACAGGCAGATGGTTCATACACAAACACTGGTGCTACATTCAGCAAAGTAGAACTTACAACCAAGAAGATTCGTCTAGACTGGGAAGTAACTGCTGAAGCACTTGAAGACAATGTCGAGGGGGCTGCACTAGAAGATCACCTAGTTCGTTTGATGACAAATGCATTTGCAAATGACATCGAAGATCTAGCAATCAATGGTGATGGTACTACCTCTCCATTCCTTTCAATTATGGATGGTTTCGTAAAGAAAGCAACTGAAGGCGATGCACACGAAGCAGCAGTAACTGTTGCAGATAATGCATGGGCTCCAGAAGTTATGCAGGAAATCATTCTTGCAATGCCACGTAAGTATCGTGCCCTAAAGAACAATCTAAAGTTCTATGCAGGTACAGATGCTTTTGCTGGTATCGTAAAGAACAACGGTACTCTTGCTGATGCAGTTGCTGAAGCGTTTGCTGGTCGTATGCCAGGAAGCACTCAAAGCAATCGTCAGAACTACCTTGACGGACAAGGTCAGACATTCGGTGGAGCACGTACAACTCGTGTTCTAGGTATCGATGTACAAGAAGTTCCTTACTACCCAGAAGGTTATGTCGATTTGACATTCCCTGCTAACCGTGTGTGGGGCTTCCAACGAGATATTATCGTTAACCGTGCATACCAACCAAAGAAAGATACAATTGAATACACAGTATTCGTTCGCTTTGGTATCCAATGGGAAGAAGAAGACGCAATTGCGTATGCAGACGCTGCATCAGATTCATAATCTGACTTAGCGTATTCCTTTTAAGGGGAGTAGGGATTTGTTTCTCTACTCCCCTTAAGTAATCTGTTATAATTAGTTAGTTAGGAGGAAAAATGTCTGATTATAAAGAAAATATTGAAGAAATTCAAGTCGAAGAATTAATTGATGCTCCAGTTGTTGAGGAGACAAAAACACAAGAAGTGGCGTCTGAGTTTGGAATTGAATCATCTATTTCTGAAGTAGAAGAAACTAAAGATGATGAAATAATTAATTCTCCAGAAAAAGAATCCTCTGTTCCAGCAGTACCTGCAATAAATGTAGGACAAAGTGGAGCAATTTCATCTGGAGGAGCAAACAGAAAAGATAAGCCAAGTAAAAATAGTGCTGCAAAAGCAGATGACACAGTTGCTGTTTATAGTACAAAAAATTTACATGCATCTGGATTAAAGTCAATTTATAAAGGATTTAATATTTTGTCAACAGCCCATGCAGATAAATGGCTTGCAAAAAGAC